ACTACCGCCCCTATAACAGGAGGCACTATAACTGGTAGTGGAACAATAGCAATTACTAACGCAGCAGGCACTACAGTAGGTGCGGCTGCATTAGATGCTGGGACTGGCATAAGTTTATCAGATTCTGGTGGAGTTTATACAGTTACTAATTCAGGAGTTACAAGCATAGTGGCTGGAACTAATGTTACTATTAGTGGAGCAACTGGCGCTGTAACAATTAACGCAGATACACAAGGAGATCTAACAGCAATAGCAGCTTCAACAGATAGTGACCAATTAGGTATTGAAGTTGTTAACGGAACTGGGCCTATTCCAGAGGTAGGATTAAATATTATTGGTCAAACAAATCTTGCTGCTACTGCAGCAGTTGGTGATGAGCTTATTATTTATGATCTTGACACAACAACGAACAAATCAATTACAGTAGCTAATTTATTAGCAGCTGCTCCACAAGGAGACCTAACAGGTTTAACAGCTGGGACGGCTATATCTATTGACGATCCTACAGGACCTGTACCTACTATAAATAATACTGGTGTAACCTCTGCGGTTGCAAGTACAGGTATTAGTGTAAGTGGAGCTACAGGAGCGGTAACCTTTACCAATACAGGTGTAACATCTGCGGTTGCAGGATCAAACATAAGTGTTTCTTCAGCAACAGGAGCAGTAACAATAGCTTACACAGGGGGAACAGGCTCAATGTCAAGCTGGATAGTATCAGATGGTACTACTACACAAACTATAGCTGATGGTAATACACTATTAGTAACCTCACCAGCAGATGATACCGCAAAAGCGGGTATTGATCCTGTTGTAAGTGCCACGGACACACTAACTTTAAATCTTGATTTAGAAGAAATAAACACAGTAACTACAGTAGCAACTGGGGACTTCCTTATTTCTTCTGCCACTTCAGATGATGATAACCAAAAAATCACTGTAGCAAACATTCACTTAGATCAATGGGGTGATGCTGAAGGAGATGTAGATTTTGGTGGAAATACATTATTAGACGTTGCAAGCGGTACTGGCAGTACAGATGGTGTTAACTTAGGTCAGGTACAAACTTTAATTGCTGGCACAGGTCAGTTCAAAGGAGGGTATAATGCTACCACTGGTCTAACAACAGATTTAGGAGGAGGCAATGGTTCTTTAGATGGAGCAAGTAACATTGCTTTAGACTTAGGAGATTTCTTTGTAGTAACAACAGATGGTAGTGCTTTTTATAGTACAGCTCTTGAGGTTGGAGATTTAATATTTGCTAACCAAGACATATCAGCATCTTCTACTCCTGCTGAATCAGTTTATACGGTTGTTATTCAAGATCAAAACATTGCAGGCGCTGGAGCAACAGATGGAGCTACAGAAAAAGGTGTTGCTGGATTTGATTCTGATAACTTTAGTGTAACAGCTAACGGTTGGGTTACTTTAGATGCCACAGGAGTGACTGCAGCAGCTTATGGTTCAGCATCTGAAACATTAACGGCAACAGTTGATGCACAAGGTCTGGTAACAGCTATGGCTGATACAGCTATTTCTATTACAGCCTCACAAGTAAGTGATTTCTGTACAGCCGTAGCAGTATGTGTGGCAGACGAATCAGCGGTAGCTACAATTGGAGATGGCTCATCTAACACAATTAATGTCGCCCACACTTTAGGACAAGATGTAATAGTACAGGTTGTTGATTTAAATAACAGTTATGCTCAGATTTTCCCTGAGATTCAAAGAACATCAGCATCTAACGTAAGAATTTTAACTAATACGCCAATAGCGTCCAGTGGAGCGAAAGTATATATACAGAAAGTATCCTAACTTGGCCTATTTGCTTATATTTGTAATATATGGCTAATAATGTTTTTTACACTGACGCGCAGCTTCCAGCAACAAGCAAATTACGACTTGACGGAAGCAGTTCTGGTAATACTTATATATCAGAAACTACAGCAGACACAATAACTTTAACGGCAGGTGGAAACGCAACAGGCGTTTTTAGTAGCAGCGGAACAACACTTACAGGCACATTAACCGTCAGTGGTAATACTACTTTAGGTGATGCTGGAGGTGATGACACAACAATTAATGGTCAATTATATCAACTAACCACCGATGCATTAGGATATAAATTATATAGAACAGCTGGTGGTACTGGCATACTAATATCAGGCGCGGGTGATACTGAAATAGAATTTGGAACAGATAACGGTAGTGGTACTAATACTACTTATTGGACTATTGGAAAAGATAATACTGATAATTCATTTAGAATATCTGCAAGTCAATGGTTAGGAGTTTCTGATCAAGTAAAAATTGATGCTTCAGGTATGAATGCTTATGGAACATTTACAGCAACTGGAGCAACTACATTATCTACTATAGCGGAAATCGTATCAGATACAGATAAGTTTTTAATGTCTGATAGTGGTGTGGTTAAATATGTAACTGGAGCTAATTTATTAACTTATATAGGCGCTGGAACAGGAACTGGTAATGTTTCTAATACAGGAACGCCACTTAATAACCAAGTTGCTATATGGACAAACGCTACTACAATAGAAGGAGACGCGGATTTAACATTTGACGGAACTGATTTAACAGTAGGTTCTGGAGGAAGTATATACTCAGGGGATGATTTTGTTTTACCATCTTTAGGTACAAGTGGGTCTCCGAGTAATCATTATTTAATGTGTAACAATACTGGAACTGGTGGAGGTAAATTATATGTCCAAGCAGGAGCAGGTTCTTCAGCGTATGGAGGAGGATTAATTTTATATGGTCATTCTCACGCAAGTCAACCAGGATGGGTAAAAGCAGGAATTTCTTCTGGTTCTGGAGGAAAGTTTAGTGTAAACACACAAGGTCTTGGTGGTGGTACAGATAAATTTACAGTAGATGCTTCAGGTGTTGTATCTATAACTGCCGATGGTAGTAATGCAGCTACGCTTACAGAAAGTGATAGTGGTGATTTTACTATTGCTTCTACTGATGATTTAAGATTAGATTCAGGCGGTAGTGATATAGTATTAAGAGGAGCAAGTAGTCAAGAATTTGGTAGATTATCAAATGATGATGGTAATTTCCGTATTAGAAATATTACAAGTAATAAAGATATTAATATTGAAGGTAATGATGGTGGCTCTACAATAACAGCACTATCATTAGATATGTCTGCATCTGGTTACGCTACGTTTTATGATGGCGCAACTTTTTCAGGACACGTAATTATTAGTGATGCAGGAAATGGAAATTCGCCAATACTTTCAGTTACAGATACAGCCGACACAGAAGCTGCTTGGTTTACAGGAAATAGAGCAGGAGATACAGGAGCATATATAGCAATAAGACATTTGCCTACAACAGCAGCCGAATCTAATAGGACAGGTATTAAATTCCAAGCAAAAGATGATGGAGACAATACAACTACTTACGCAGCAATAACTCAATATATAAAAGATTATACAGGAGGAACAGAGGATGGCTATTTAGCATTTAGTACAATTCAAAATGCGACTTTAACAGAAGTTATGAGAATAGGTGACAATGTAGGAATAGGTTGCACAGACCCAACAGGAAAGTTGGAAATTCAACAAGCACAAATAACAACTCAATTTGATAGAGATAGTTTCTTAAGATTACACCCATCTGCAACCACAGATTCAGGTGGCTTTACAAATATGTTTTTTGGTACTTCAGCAACTAATAATTATGGAGTTGCTATAGGTGGATTAAGAGAAGGAACAGATGGAGAGCCATCATTTAGTATTAGAATGTTAGATGATGCTATTTCAGGAACAGAAGTTTTAAATATTAGTAGTGCTGGTACTGCAACTTTTGCAGGTGATGTTGAAGTGGGTGGTGCTGCTTCAATAACACCCAATGCAAATTTTAGTAATTTAGCTATAACTGATGCAGCTCATAGTGGTATAAGCATACTTTCTGGAAATACATCTGATGGTGCAATTTATTTTGGCGATACAGACTCAAACAATAGAGGTCAATTTAAATATTTACACGGAACAAACCAATTCAATTTTTCCACAGATGATACATTAGCTTTAACATTAGACTCATCTCAAAATGCAATTTTTGAAGGAACTGTACTTATTGACGGTGTTGCAAATTATACAGGGTTAGAGATTAAAGGTTCAGGAGCTTCAAGACCTTCTATACAATGGTCAAATGTAACACAAGGCGATTTAGGAAGGATTTATGGAACAGAAGGCAACGCTTTAGTTCTTGCAACAGGTGCAAGTAATACTACGGCTTTAACTTTAGATAGTTCTCAAAACGCAACTTTTGCAGGTACTGTAGATATTGATTCAATTCCTTCAGTAGGCTCAGATACTGATAAATTCCTAATGTCTAATAGTGGCGTAGTATCATTCGCAACAGGCGCTGAAGTACTATCCTATATCGGAGCTGGATCTGGAAGTGGTAATGTTTCAAACACTGGGACACCACTTAATAACCAATTAGCTATATGGACAGACGCCACCACTATTGAAGGAGACGCGGATTTAACATACTCTGGAACTATCTTAACAGTTGGAGGTGCAGTAGATATTAATACTCTCTCTGGAGGTAGGTATATGACATTAGATGCTCCAACTTTAGGGGGTTATATAACTTTTGAAACTGGGGGCGCAGCGTATGCAGATATTGGTTCAGCAAGCGGGATAATAGGAAGTGGAACTGATACAGATCTATTAATGATAAAAGGTCGTGGCGGTAAATCTCTTGCTTTAGGCTCAGGTGGGGCAACCGCTTTAATATTTGATACAAACCAAACTGCAACTTTTGAAGGGGATATTGTAATTTCAGCAGGAAAAGAACTTATTATTGGAAGTCAATCATCAGCAGAAAGCCCATTAGGAATTACTATAAGAGATGACCAAGGAGATGCTCCTGTCGGAGTGGTAATACATAATGAAAATACAGGAGATTCAGCAGATGCACAAATAGCTTTTGAAACTCAAGCTGCTCTGGACTTTAGTATTGGTATTGACAGAAGTGATGGTAATAACTTTGTATTTTCAAGAGCAGGAGTTTTAGGTACAAATAATGTATTTACTATTAATGGCACTACTGCAACTTTTGAAACACAATTAGATGTTAATACAATTCCTTCAGTTGGTTCTGATACAGACAAATTCTTAATGTCTAACGGTGGTTTGGTATCATTTGCGACTGGCGCAGAGGTATTATCTTATATAGGGGCTGGAACTGGAAGTGGTAATGTATCTAATACTGGAACTCCTGTTAATAATCAAATCGCTATATGGACTAATGCAACTACAATTGAAGGGGATTCAGATTTAACTTTTGATGGAAGTAATTTAACAACAACTGGTACAGTAACTTGGAGCGGTGGTGGTTCAGCAGAATCTAACTCTGCATATGATAACATGATAACTGGATTTAGTGATTCAGGTTCATCAACAATAACGCTTACACTTACACAGCAAGATGGTGGTACTTTAACAACTTCATTTAGTGTGCCTCAAGGTACAGGCGATGGCAATGTTTCAAATACAGGTACTCCACTTGATAACCAAGTTGCTATTTGGACGGATGCAACTACAGTTGAAGGAAGTGCTAATATGACATTTAGTGGAACTGTTTTAACAGTTACGGGCGGAACTTCTACAGAATGGGATACTGCGTACACAGACAGATTTAAATGGAATGGCACATCAGATGGATTACTTGCTTCAACAGGTAGAACATCATTAGGTGGTACTACAATAGGACAAAATTATTTTACTCTTACTAATCCAGGAGCAATTACATTCCCAAGACAGAATGCTGATAATACATTATCTTCTTTATCTGCTTCAGATTTTAGAACAGCAATTGGAGCTGGAACTGGAAGTGGTACAGTAACTGGCGTAACAGGTGCTACACCAATAACAAGTACAGGAGGTACTGCTCCTGAAATCGGAATTAATAATGCAACAGGTAGTACTGTGGGCGCTGCAGCTATTTCGGCAGGTACAGGAATTAGTATTAGTGATAGTAGTGGTGTTTATACAATAACAAATAGCGCTCCAGCAAGTGGTAGCGCTGTAACTGGAAGTGGTACAGAGAATTATCTTCCAAAATGGAGTGGTTCAAGCTCTCTTACTAATTCTACAATTTTTTATGATGCAAGTACGCCAACAAATTTAGAAATTCAAAATCAAGTTGATGAAGGAAGTATATCATTTAGAGCAACTAATGCATCAAGTGAAACACAAGAATATTTTGTAGTACATGCCACCACTGAATTAACAAGATTTTATAAAGGAGTTAATTTCAATGATGACGTAAAACTTACTTTTGGAGATATAGCTGTTCCAGGGGATTTAGAAATTTGGCACGATGAAGATAATAGTTATATAACTGATACTGGAACAGGCTCTTTGTACATAGATGGCTCAAGCGTTTACATAAGAGCAAACAGTAATGAAAATGCAGTAGTTTGTTTGCAAAATTCTGAAGTTCAAATATTTCACAATGGTAGTGAAAAAATGGCTACCAAAAGTACAGGTATAGCTGTAACGGGAGTAATAACCGCTACTGGTGGGAATTCAACGGAATGGAATACAGCATATGATAACCATATAGTATCATTAGCTTTTTCAGGCACAAGTACAACGACTCTTACACTTACACAGCAAGATGGTGGTACTATTAGTAATACTTTTAGCAATCCTCAAGGTACAGTCACATCAGTTTCATCTGGTACGGGTGACACATTATCAGTAACTAATGGAACAACAACTCCAGTATTAGAAATTGCAATAGGTGCTGTAGTAAATGGTGGTACTAAGTTAGCAAATGGTGATCAAATATATGACTTTGTTAATGATAATTATTTAGCACTTGGTGGCGGAACAATGACTGGAGATATAGTTTTAGATTCAAATGCTCATATTCAACTTGATACTAATTTAGCAGCTAGTCAATCTTCAGGTACAATAATGAAAGACGCATGGGGTGATACTGTTGTTTATGGAACAATCTATTACTTGGAATCAGGCGGAGAATGGTTTCCAGCTGCAAACGATGATGATGATGAATTTGCTATTAATTTATTAGCTATTGCGGTGGGTACAAATTCAACAACTCATGGTATGCTATACGATGGAATTTTTTATGATAGTAGTCATGGTTTTACAATTGGAGCACCTTTATATTTAGGTGATTCATCTTCAGGGCCAGGCGGTGGAGCTGGTGGTTTCACTAACACTGCTCCATCAGGAGGTGGAGATAAAGCAAGAGTATTGGGGTATGCAATATCTGACGATGAAATTTATTTCCGTCCAGATAATACTTGGGTTACAATAGATTAAAATATAAATTATGGCAACAGTAACGGCAAGTAAATACGGCTTTGTATCTAATTCCAGTGAGTTCGGTTGGTCGTCAGCTCGTGATGCTGCAACAGGAAATAGTATTCAAAATCAGTCGACAAGTACAAATACTGCACAAGTTGCTGTAGCTTATGCTTCAGGAAGTAAAGGAAGTTCATGGGATGTAAAAAGACAGTTTTTAGCATTTAATGTTACAGCTTATCAAACGGGATATACTATAACAAGTTTAAAATTATATTATTTACCTACTACTTCTACTCAAGGTAGCAGCGGCACTGGTATGAAAATGGCTCTTATACAATCAACAGCTCAAGGAAATGCTAATGCAGATTTAACAACAGCAGATTTTGATAGTTTTTCTATGAATGATTATGCAGCTAATGATGGATCTACAGATAATACATGGAGAGATTTAGCTGTTTTATCATCAGTTGATTTAAATGCAACAGCTATTAGCGCAATAACTGGCACAGGATATCTTAAGATATGTATAATGGAATATTTATATGATTATCCAGATTCAGCTCCAGGAAGTGTACTTTCAATAAACGGTTCTGCTAATTTTAATACAGTACCTTATTTAAGTTTTACTGCAACGCCAGAAGGATATGGGAATGATATAATAGGTGTTGGATATTCAGATATAGGTGAAGTAATTAGTGTAGCATCTGCAGATATATCAGAAGTTATAGGTGTATAAAAAAATAGGATGGCAAAAATTAGTAACACAGTAGTCTATCCAGAAACAACTCCAACCTTGGAGGATTATGTAATTATAACTGACCAAGACACAGAAGATTTAGAAACTAAAACTTGCACTTTAGCAACCTTAGAACCCGTAGTAACAAACTGCAATATGGATGTTCGTACTGCAGCCATAACACTAAACTTGGCTGAATTACAGAACTTACATTGCACCCCCAAACTATTGGCGGAAGCACCAGGGCCTGATAAAGCAATTAAGGTTATTAGCCAGACAATTTATGTAAAGCCAGGCTTAGTTCCATTTAACGGAGCAGTAAATTACTGGAGGGTATGGGTAGGGGTTGACCCACAGTGTGTTAATTATAGTTATGGTGTACCTCCTTATACTGTGCCTGAGACTTGTTTAATAGGACTCAGAGGAGGAGAGTGTTACCCGTATACCGACCCTCCAACTTATATGACCGCACCAGGTTGGGACGTTCCGTATATGAACTGTTGTGGTAGCTTTACAAGCGGTATTTTAGGTACAACACAACTTAGGGTGTCCACTCCAACAGTTTTTACCGCAGGACTTACAAATGCAACCCTTGCAATAAATTCGGCTGTGTATTTTTGGCAAAGAAGTTTTTATTCAGCTGGAACACCTACGGAAGGCGATGGTTTCGTGGGAGTTTCAATAAAATATCAAATAATGGACTATAACTGTTTATAAAAAAAATAATATAAAATGGCAAAAATTAGTAATCAAAACGCATATCCACTTATCAATCCAACATTAGAAGATTATGTTGTAATAACTGATAAGGATAATCAATTATTAACAAAAACAACCAAACTTAGAAACATAAGAGGTTTGTTTGAACAAGAATTAACTCAAGCTAATATTAGCATTGGAGGCACGACAGGCATCAATCTCCCTACCTATGGAAACCCCGTAGAATTGATTCCTGCACCTGGGCCTGATAAAGTTCTACAGGTAATAAGTGTTTTTCAATATTTAAAAGCGGGAAGTGTACCTTATAATTATGGAACTACTGGCGACCTTAATTACAAAGTAGGCTCATCTCTTGCTTTATTTTCAATAGGTGATTATAGGATAAACTCGACTATTGACCTTACTTGGCAAAACAATATTGGAACAACCAAAGAACCAGAGATTAACCAACCATTAACATTGGTACAACCTAATTCAGGTCAGGATTACACAGAGGGGAATGGAGTCTTAAAAATAAATGTAAAATATGAAATCATAGATTTAGAAGCGCTCTTTGGTTAAAAAAAAAATAACTATCTTTGTGTTTATTAATTTAAAAAAAATCTAATGAAATTAAGTGAAGAACAGTTAAAAAGCGTACAAGATCTACAAAATGAGTTTTCTAATAACAAATTACGTTTAGGAGATTTAGTTTATCAGCAATCTTTCGTGGTTAAAAAAATTGATGAGCTAAAAGATCAATTTGGAGTAATGGAAAAAGCTTTAATTGAAGAATTTGGACAAGATTCAGTTATAGATTTAAAAACAGGGGAAGTCAAACCAAAAGAAGACAAGGAAAAACCTAAAAAAGCATAATGTCAAAAATAAGCAACAAAACCGCATACCCAGCTATCGCTCCAGTTTTAGCGGACTATTTTGTATTAACTGATTCAGACACTAAGTTAGCCACAAAAACATGCACTCTTACTGGTTTAAAGAATTTATTTGAAGTAGAGGCTAATGATGTAACGGTTTCGGTTTCTGCTGCTAATTTAAAAACTCTATTAACTCCATACACTTTAATAGCCGCCCCTGGAGCAGGGAAAGTTATTGATGTCTTAAGTATTTTTGCTTATGTAGACGTTGGGGTTACAGCTTTTGATTTTGGACAAGATGTAACAGTACAAACAGGAAGCAATGTTTGGGCTACTTATGATAATACTACTTTTATGAACGCTGTTGCAGATGTTATGCAACATGATTCAGTAGCATCCACTGCATGTACAGCTAACTCGGCTTTACAGTTATTAACCACAGTTGGAAACGCTACTGTAGGTGATGGAGTTCTTAAAGTCAATATAAGATATAGAGTTCTGACGTTGTCCACATTCTAATTAAATGGACATAAGAAAAATTTCTATAGGGGCAGACTATAAGTCTGGAGCGATGCACTATATTGTAGGGCAAGATGTTTTGGGTGGTAACCATAAAATACACCTTATTCAGAAAGAAAATAAATCATTTAAAATTTGGATTATAAAAGGAGAAGAAATTTTGCTTTGGAAAGAGTTTAAAACAACAATGCCTGTTTCGTTAGAATATAATATAAATTTTTAGTATGAACTTAGAAGACCAAATATATTTTGCTAAAAAAGAAAGAAATGAATTGCTACAAAGAATTGAGTTATACCAAGACTGGAAGTCTTTAACAGATAACTTTGCAGAACAGATGATGTATGCTGATGAAATTCATAAAATTAAAATGAAATTAAATGGAGTTAAACCAACTGATTCAGCAATAGATTGTATTGGTTGTGGCTCATAACTTTTTATGCAATCACCTTATTCTTTTATAGTAAAACCTTTAAACGATCGTAGGTACGATAATATAAAAAAAATAAGTGGTGTTGATTTTTTTACCAGCACCTCTGAAGAGGATCATACTGCCTCTAACCGTTACGCTACTGTTGTGGCTTTACCAATCAACTACAAAGGAGAAATTAAAAAAGGAGATATTCTTTTAGTACACCATAATGTTTTTAAATTTTATAACGACATGAAGGGAAGGAGAAAAAGCGGTAAAAGTTTTTTTAAAGACGACTTGTTTTTTGTTGACTACGATCAGTTTTTTTTATACAAACACAATAAGGCGTGGAAAGCACATGATAAATACTGCTTTGTCAAACCTATAAAGATAAAAGAAAAATTTTTAAAATCTGGAAGTATAGAAGAGCCTTTAATGGGTACTATAAAATATATAAATAACCAGCTTTTAAATATGGGACTAAAAGAAGGGGACGAGGTAAGTTTTCAGCCTGAATCAGAATATGAGTTTAAAGTTGAAGGAGAAAAGCTTTACAGAATGTTTACTAATAATATAACTTTAAATTTTGGACAATAAAAAACTTAAATTAGAGATTATAAAAGCAGGCGAATTAGCGGTGGTTCAATTAATTAAAGTCGCTAAAGAAGATATTATCAAGTATAATAAGGACGATGAGCTGGCTGCAGATAGATTAAAAAATGCAGCAGCTACAAAAAAATTAGCAATATTTGACGCTTTTGAAATACTCAAAAGAATTAGAGAAGAAAAAGATATATTAGAAGGAATTGAAGTAAAAACTAATACACCTAAAGGTTTTGCAGAATCAAGGTCTAAATAGAATTTATATTAAGAACAATCATTTAGTCCCTAAATCTGTAAGGGCTACTAAAAATCGTTCACGATCATGGCAACCAGGTCATAATAAAAAATATGATATAGTTGTGATATCTAAAGATGGAACAATTGGTGATGTTTATACTGTTAATGGATTAAACATAGCCCTTCCTTTAGCCCCTAAACTTACCTCTGCCTTAAAAAAGGAAAACCAATATTGGCAACCCCAAGTATTTCCTAAAGAATTAAAAAGAATACAAACTATATTTCAATGGCACGAAGCCCCTGGCCTATTTAAATCAAAATGGGTAGATTTCATTGAGTCAGAATTTGATAAACGGGAACAAGGATATTGGTTTTTAAATAATGGAGTTGCCACATATATTACAGGAACGCATTATATGTATCTGCAATGGACTAAAATTGACGTGGGACATCCAGATTTTAGAGAAGCTAATAGAATATTTTATATATTTTGGGAAGCTTGTAAAGTAGACAAAAGAAGTTTTGGTATATGTTATTTAAAAATTAGACGTTCAGGGTTTTCTTTTATGAGTTCTTGTGAAGGAGTAAATACAGCTACTATTTCTAAGGATTCCAGAATAGGTGTATTATCTAAAACTGGATCAGATTCTAAAAAAATGTTTACCGATAAAATAGTCCCTATTTCAAACAATTATCCTTTCTTTTTTAAACCCATACAGGCTGGTATGGATAAGCCTAAAACAGAATTAGCCTATAGAGTTCCTGCTTCTAAGATTACAAAGAAAAATATGTTTGATATAGGAGATGAAGATTTAGAAGGATTAGATACTACTATTGACTGGAAAAACACTTCGGATAACAGCTATGATGGAGAAAAATTACAATTATTAATTCATGATGAAAGTGGGAAGTGGGAAAGACCTGAAAATATTTTAAATAACTGGAGAGTAACAAAAACGTGCTTAAGATTAGGAAAAAAAATAATAGGGAAATGCATGATGGGATCAACTTCTAATGCTTTAGATAAAGGTGGAGGAAATTTTAAAAAATTATTTTATGATTCCGATCCAAGGAACAGGAATGCTAATGGGCAAACAAAAAGTGGATTATATAATCTTTTTGTTCCTATGGAATGGAATATGGAGGGTTTTATTGATATATATGGACACCCAGTTTTAAGTGGTAAAAACCTAAATGTTTTAGGAATAGACAATGAACCAATAAATATAGGTGCAATTGATTATTGGCAAAATGAAGTAGATTCTTTAACAATTGATCCTGATGCTTTAAATGAATATTATAGACAATTTCCCCGAACAGAATCACATGCCTTTAGAGATGAGAGCAAACAATCTCTCTTTAATCTTACTAAAATTTATCAACAAATAGATTATAATGACTCTTTAATTATTCAACATCACGTAACTCAAGGAAGCTTTCATTGGAAGGACGGAATCAAAGATTCGGAAGTTATATGGAGTCCAAATAAAAATGGAAGATTTTTTGTAACTTGGCTACCGAGAAAAGAATTACAAAACCAGGTTACAACAAAGCTCAGCTCAAAGTACCCTGGGAGCGAACATTTAGGCTCGTTTGGTTGTGATTCTTATGATATTTCTGGTGTAGTTGTAGGAAAAGGATCTAACGGATCTTTGCATGGGTTGACAAAGTTTAACATGGATGAAGCTCCTTCTAATTATTTTTTTTTAGAATACATAGCTCGACCTCAAACAGCAGAAATATTTTTTGAAGAAGTATTGATGGCGTGTATATTTTATGGTATGCCAATTTTGTGCGAAAACAACAAACCTCGATTACTATATCACTTTAAAAATAGAGGATACAGGGGTTTTTGTATGAATAGGCCTGACAAAAGATATAATAAGTTATCAAAGACAGAACGAGAGTTAGGAGGAATCCCAAATACTTCGGAAGATGTAAAGCAATCTCATGCTTCTGCAATTGAATCTTATATAGAAAAACATGTAGGGTTAGATTTAACAGGTGCTTATAGAGAAAAAGACGATATGGGTGAAATGTATTTTGGAAGAACATTAGAGGATTGGGCAAGATTTGATATTAGTAATAGAACAAAATTTGATGCTTCAGTTAGTTCAGGCTTAGCAATTATGGCAAATCAAAAACATTTGTATACCCCTATTCAAAAACAATCAAAAATAAGCGTTAACTTTGCAAGATATAATAATAAAAGTACAGTAAGTCAACTAATTAATAGATGAAAGACGTTAAAGTAAATTTACAGTCTACTGCTTTTCCTGATCAATTTGTTTCGGATGCCACTAAAGAAACTTTTGAATACGGTCTACAAGTAGGACAGGCTATCCAGTATGAGTGGTTTAGAAAAGATGGCAATCAGTGTAGATTCTATAGTCAATGGCAAGAATTTAACAAGCTTAGGCTTTACGCCAGAGGAGAGCAATCTATAGCTAAGTATAAAAATGAATTAGCAATAGATGGAGATTTAAGCTATCTTAATTTAGATTGGACGCCTATCGCTATTATCCCTAAATTTATAGACATCGTGGTTAACGGAATGTCTGACAGGTTATTTGATGTTAAGTGTTATGCTGAAGACGCTTTGTCAGCTGAGCGAAGAGGTTCGTTTGAGCAAAACGTAAAAGACAATATGGTGGCCGCTCCTTTGTTTAGACAAATTCAACAAGATTTTGGAGTAGAAGTATTTACAATGAATGAGGATGAAGTTCCAGAAACCGATGAGGAACTGGCTTTATATATGAATATGAGATACAAGCCTGCTATTGAAATAGCAGCTGAAGAAGCTATAAATACTCTGTTTGCAGCAAATCACTATAATGACATTAGAAAAAGAGTAGATTATGATATTACAACTATCGGCATAGGTATTACGCGTCATCAATTTCAATTAGGACAAGGAGTAGTATTAAATTATGTCGATCCAGCTAATGTAGTATATAGCTACACAGAAGACCCTTACTTTAAAGATTGTTTTTATTGGGGTGAAATTAAGACTGTTCCAATGACGGAGTTGGTAAAAATAGACCCAAACATTACTAAAGAAGATTTGGAAGACATTTCTAAATACAGTCAGGCTTGGTATGACTATTTTAATGTAGCGCAGTTTTATGAAAACAGTATGTTTGCGCGAGACACATGTACGTTGATGTATTTTAATTACAAAACCACTCAAAGTTTTGTATATAAAAAGAAGACCACTCCTGATGGAAATTTTAAAGTAGTTGAAAAAGACGACCAGTTTAATCCACCACAAGAAATGATGGAGGAAGGTAAGTTTGAGAGAGTGGAAAGAAAAATAGATATTTGGTATGAAGGAGTAATGGTGATGGGGACAAATATTATGTTAAAATGGGAGAAAGCAAAAAACATGGTTAGACCTGCAGCAGCAACTCAATACGCTTTACCTAACTATATAGCGTGTGCTCCAAGAATGTATAAAGGAAACATCGAGTCTTTATGTAGACGAATGATTCCATTTGCTGATTTAATTCAGATGACTCATTTAAAAATACAACAAGTATTATCAAGAGTTGTCCCTGACGGTGTGTTTATTGACGCTGACGGGCTTAATGAGATAGACTTGGGGACAGGTAATGCTTATAACCCCGAAGACGCTCTAAGGCTTTATTTTCAAACAGGTAGTGTAATAGGAAGAAGTTATACTCAGGATGGCGAGTTTAATAATGCCAGAGTTCCTATTCAACAATTAACTGCATCGAGTGGAGCTAATAAAATGCAAATGTTAATTCAAAACTTTAACTACTATTTAGACATGGTAAGACAAGTAACAGGACTGAATGAAGCAAGAGATGGTTCTTCCCCAGACCCTAACTCTTTAGTGGGAGTTCAAAAATTAGCAGCTTTAAATTCTAATACCGCTACTCGGCATATATTACAAGGAAGTTTATATATAACTAAAACAATAGCTGAAGCATTAGCTATTAGAACAGCAGATATTTTAGAATATTCGGATTTTGCCGATGAATTTGCAATGCAGATAGGTAAATATAATGTAAAACTATTAGGTGATATTAAAAACTTATATCTCCATAGTTTTGGAATATTTATTGAGCTTGCTCCTGATGAAGAGCAAAAGGCAATGCTTGAAGCTAATATTCAAATGGCTTTATCTCAGAAAGATATAAATTTAGAAGACGCTATAGATGTTAGAGAAATTAAAAACATTAAGATGGCTAATCAGCTATTAAAATTAAAGCGTAAGAAAAGACAAGAGCAAGAACAAGCGGATGCAATGCAACAACAACAGATGGCTGCTCAAATGCAAATGGAGGCGCAGCAAGCTAAAGCTCAGCTGGACGCTCAGCATATTCAGATGGAAACTCAGGCTAAAATGCAATATAGACAAGCTGATATTTCTTTTGAAATTGAAAAAATGAAAAATGAAGCCGCATTAAAAGGTCAGCTAATGGAACAAGAGTTCCAGTATCAAATGCAATTAAAAGGAGTTGAACAATCACAATTAAACAATAGAGAGCAGAAAAAAGAAGACTCTAAAGATTTTAGAACTAAACTTCAAGCTACCCAACAATCAAAAATGATTGAGCAGCGAAAACGTAATTTACCCTCTATAAACTTTGAATCAAATGAGGATAGTTTAGATGGGTTTGATTTAGCGGAATTTGAACCAAGATAACAATGGCTCTTATAAAAAAAAATAGAAAAAGGCATGCCCGAAACATCCGAAAAGGAGTGGGCAATAAATTAGCCGATGGAAGAACAGAAACTCATAGAATGGCAGACTATGAGGGGACAAACAAAAAAGGGAAAAAAAGATATTACGCAGCTCCTACTATAACTTTTGATAAAAAAGGAGAAAAACAGTCCCAAACCTTTAAAGAAGCTCTTGCGGCTGGAGAGGTTTATGAATTTAAGAAAAAACGAAGAGCTGAAAAATTTGCTTGGGGAAGCTGGAAACAAGGGAAAGACCGAAGAGAAGCAATGAAAAAATATCGTAGCTTCAGGAAACAAAGAGCTTAAATTTTAAGCTCAAAATAAATATAATATAATTATTAACTTTGTAAAAAATTTAATCAAATGGATATAAAAGTAAAAGAGGTAAGTTTAATTGAAGAAAAATCTACCCAAGAAATTGAAGCGGGTTTATTAAAAAAACACGAAGAGGAAACACAAGTGGCTGAACAGCCTGTAGTTGAAGAGCCTGTAGAAGAAGCTCTTAAAACAGAAGAGTCTGTAGAGGCCGAAGCAAAAGAAAAAACTCCCTCGTCAGAGTTAAATGACGAAAACGTTCTTTCATATATTAAAAAAAGATATGATAAAGAAATAGATTCAGTAGATGAATTGTTTGCGCAAACAAAAGACAATGACGATTTACCTGAAGATGTTTCTGCATATTTTAAGTATAAAAAAGAAACTGGTCGAGGAATAGAAGATTTTGTAGCCTTGCAAAAAGACTACAATTCTATGGAAGACGATCAGGTCTTGGTTAATTATTATAGTGCTACCGAAGAAGGGTTAGATACTATAGATATTCAAGATATTATTGAGGACAAGTTTATGTTCGATACAGAATTAGACGATCCAAAAGATATTAAGAAGAAAAAATTATCCAAAAAACGAGAACTTGCGAAAGCAAAGAAGTTTTTAAATGAACAAAAAGATAAATATAAAATCCCTCTTGAGTCAAGTAGGGATGGGTTATCGGAAGATCAGGAAAAAAATCTTAATGCTTATAAGAGTTATAAAGAAGAATCGGAAGCTGTAAATGACATTTTAGCAAAAAGGCACGATGCTTTTCTCAAAAGAACTAATGAAGTTTTTAGCGATGGATTCAAAGGTTTTGAGTACAGCGTAGGAGAAAAGAGTTTTACCTATAAGCCAGGAGATACAGCGGAAGTAAGAAATCGACAATCAGATTTTATGAACTTTGTTTCTAAATTTCAGGACAAAAATGGAGATGTGGTTGATGCAAAAGGATATCATAGGGCGTTAGCGCCTGCTTTTAATCCTGAAAAATTTGCACAGTTTTTTTACGACCAAGGTGTAGCCAATACTATTGAAAGTGTAGCTAAAAAGTCTAAAAACATTGATATGGAAGTAAGACCGACTGCTGCAGTATACAACAAGGATGGTTTAAAAATCAGAGCTGTAGGAGACACAAGTAGTGGAAGAGGACTCAAAATTAGAAGTATTAAAAAAGTTTAAAAATTATTAATTTAAAAAATATAAAATTATGGCAGTACAAGCAGCGCCAGGATTTGATTTACAGCCTTCGGCTCAGAAACAAGTCTTGGACACAAACTACATAACAAACTTTGATTTCTTGAATCAGTATCTACCCGATACTTATGAAAAGGAATTTGAGCGTTATGGAAATAGGACAATTGCTTCTTTCCTTAGAATGGTAGGAGCAGAAATGCCGACTAACTCAGATATGATTAAGTGGGCAGAACAAGGTAGATTACACATTAAATATACTAACTGTACTCTTGCAGGTGGTGGAGCAGGTGTAGCTACTACCGCAACCGTTACTATAAATGATGTATTTGACCCTACATTAGTGACAAGTCAAACAACTCCAGCGATTAGAGTAGGACAAACAGTTATGTTATCAGATAACGTAGCAGGTTCTACATTAACTAACAAGGCGGTTGTAACAGCGATTAATGTTGGTGGTAACCCATTAGATATAACAGTTGCATTTTATGAAGCTACTCAGACAGTACCTAACGCGGGAGTGGGATGTACAATGTTTATTTATGGTTCTGAATTTGCAAAAGGTAATGCAGGAATGGTTGGATCTCTTGAATCTGATGATGTATTCTTTTCTAACAAACCAATTATCCTAAAAGACACTTACTCAGTAAGTGGTTCTGATATGGCTCAAATTGGATGGGTAGAAATAACATCTGAAAATGGAGCAAACGGCTACCTGTGGTATCTAAAATCTGAGCATGAAACAAGACTACGTTTTGAAGATTACTTAGAAACATCAATGATTGAGGCAGTTCCAGCAGCAAACGCTTCTGGTGCAGAAGCTGCATTAAGTTCAGCAGCTGGTGGAGCAGGCATTGTAAATGCAGGTTCTGAAGGCATCTTCTATGTAGTAAATAATAGAGGAAATGTGTGGGGCGGTGGAAACCCAACTACACTTGCAGGATTTGATTCAGTAATTCAAAGACTTGATAAGCAAGGAGCTATTGAAGAAAACGTGATTTTCGTTAATAGACAATACTCATTTGATATTGACGATATGTTGGCCGCTCAAAACTCTTATGGAGCAGGCGGTACATCATATGGTTTATTTGATAATGATGCGGACATGGCTTTAAATCTTGGCTTTACAGGATTTAGAAGAGGTTATGACTTTTATAAGTCTGACTGGAAATATCTTAACGATCCTACTATGAGAGGTGGTATTACAGCAGGAGCAGTTAACGGACTTTTAGTCCCAGCTGGTTCAACTTCTGTTTATGACCAAATCTTAGGTAAGAACGCTAAGAGACCATTCTTACATGTAAGATATAGAGCGTCTGAAACTGAAGATAGAAGATATAAAACTTGGATCACTGGTTCTGCTGGTGGAGCAAGAAATTCTGATATTGACAAGATGCAAGTAAATTTCTTAAGTGAAAGAGCAGTATGTACTTTAGGTGCAAACAACTTCTTCTTATTTCAACAATAAGTTGAATTAACTAATATTAGGGGGGTGTAAAAACTCCCCTTATATTTATTTTTAAATTAAATTAAATTAAATTATATTATAATGAAAACAGAAAAATATATTACCAAAACCTATAGGTTAAAACACGGGCAAAAACCCTTATCCTATATGTTAGCCTCAAGACATTCGAGGCGTTCACCCTTATTACATTTTGACGCAGAAACAGGAGTAAATAAACCTTTACGTTATGCTCGTAATCAAAAATCCCCTTTTGAAGATGAACAAGATGGAAATGCAATTTTAGAGCCTGTTGTTTTTGAAGACGGGATGCTTGTTGTTCAAAGAGAAAATCAAGTGTTACAAAAATTTTTACATTTTCATCCTCAAAACGGGCAAGTTTTTGAAGAGGTTAATAAAGAAGCTGATGCATCTAAAGAATTAGAAAAAGTTGAGAGAGAGTTAGATGCTCAAATTTTAGCTAAACAAATGTCTACCGAAAAACTAATTATGGTTAGTAGAGTGCTGATGGGCAGCAATGTAGATAGAATGACAATTCCTGAATTAAAAAGAGATATTTTAGTGTTTGCTAAAAACGAGCCTACTGATTTTATGTCTATTGTAAATGATCCAATGCTGGACTTACAAGATACGGTTTATCAGTTTTTTGACGGACAACTCCTTAGTTTAAGAAACCAAAATAAAGATGTTTATTTTAATCTTCCTAAAAACAAAACTAAAATGCTAACTGTTCCTTTTGGAGAAGATTATTCATATATCGTAGCCTCATATATGCAGTCTGATGAAGGTATAGAGACATTTAAGTTGTTGAAAAAATACCTAAATAAGAAAGAAAAATAAAGATTATCTTTGTAGGGAGAATATTCTCATATAATCCGTAAAATTTTTAATTATGGCAAAATATTTAACACTTAAAACAACTAATGATGGAACATGTTACGTTCCTATTGGGGATGGCCTTTTGTGTCAATTGATATCAGCAACAGTAGTAAATATATATCCTTCCACAGTAGGACTTGGTGGAACAACTGCAGGTGGATATATTGAATTAGCAACTACAGGTGCTACAATAGCAATGGTTGACAACATGAATGCAGCTCAAGTAGAAGCTGCTGAAACTGGATGGCAAAATTCAGTAGTAGCAGTTGTAATCCCAAGCGGAGAGACGATTGCAGACTTTGCAGTTAAATAAATAACAGTATAGTTACTGAAAAATTAAGAGAGGTTTAAAAAATTAAGCCTCTTTTTTTTTTACTTATCTTTGTACAAACAATTTCCTTATGATAGACGATGTAAGAAATACTGTATTAGCAATAGCTAATAAAAACAATTATGGATACATAAGTCCACAAGACTTTAATCTATATTGTCAGCAGGCTCAAATGGATTTGTTTGAAGATTATTTTTACCAATATAATAGTTGGATTACAAAACAAAACATAAGAGTTTCAGGATCTGGTTATGCAGATATAGTAAAAGGCTTAGAGGAAGTAATTGATTTATTTTCCCAAGAAGTTTTTCTTACACAAGTAGGAGTGGCAAATACTTATTCGCTCCCTACAGATTATTATTTAATTAATAAATTATTTTATTATCCAAACTCTTTAGCATCTGGGACTAACACTTTTGTTGCGGCTTTTAAATTAACTGATTCTACTGCATCATTTTCTAACTTAACCAACCCTACTACTCCGCCTGTGGGAAGTATTATAGTTAACACCACGACTGGAAATCAGGGTTATGTTACAGCAGTAGATGATTCTACAACACTTTCTATTAGTGCGAATATTATGAACTTAAATGATGTTTATATTATTTATTCAAATACTAATGTGGCTGAAGTAGAAAGGGTGAGTCAGAATAAATTATTTTATCTTACAAGCTCTCCTTTAACAGAGCCAAGCTCTCAGTTCCCTGCTTATGTTTTGGACGCAAATATAATAACAGTATATCCTTCCACTATTTATGGATCAAGAAGTGTTAAAACACAATATATACGATACCCACTGCCGCCTAAATGGACTTACAGTATTCTTTCGGCAAGTGAAGGGACACCAGTTTTTAATGAGAGTCAGGCTGATTATCAAGACTTCGAGTTACCATTATCTGACGAGCCAACGCTGGTGGCAAAAATATGTCAATATGTAGGGATAGAAATTAGAGAAGAAGATGTTTATACATTTGGAACAGCAGGAATAACAGCAGAAAACACAGAAGAATCTTAATATGGCTTATATAACAGATTATCAATATTACGAAAACAGCGGTGTAAATCCAGAAAATGAAAATTGGGGTTCATATCAATATGTGACCTTACAAGAGGTGGTAAGTAATTTTATGCTTATATATCAAGGAAACAACGAGCTTTTAAACAACATAAATCGTTACCAGGTTTTGTTTTATGCTAAAAGAGGTATCCAAGAGCTGAACTACGATGCGATGAAAGAAATTAAAATATTAGAACTTGAGGTGGGTGAAGATTTAAGATTTATAATACCTCAAGACTATGTGAATTGGGTTAGAATCTCCTTATATTCAGGAGGGATATTATATCCATTAACAGAAAATATACAAACAAACTGGGCAGCTGCATATTTACAAGACAACAATGCAAGAATACTTTTTGATCAAGACGGGAATGTTTTAAAACCTGAATATTCTTCTTTGACATATGACCGTATTCAAGGTACTAAAAAAACTATTTACCTAAATTCAGACAGCCCTTATCACAACTCATTAGGTTATTTTATAGATGGCGGCTGGTATTTCGATTATGCTTTAGGGCAAAGATTTGGTTTAAATACAGAGACTGCTAATGTAAACCCTACGTTTAGTATTAATAAACAGGCGGGTGTTATTAACTTTGACTCCACAATGTCTGGAAGGACGGCTGTATTAGAGTATGTTTCAGATGGCATGGAAAGCGGAGATGATGCTAATGTAAGTGTTAATAAATTATTTGAAGATTATCTATATGCATTTATCAGATATTCATTATTAAACAGCAGATTAGGAGTTCAAGAGTATGTAGTTAATAGAGCAAGAAAAGACAAATCTTCTTTATTAAGAAACGCTAAAATTAGATTAAGCAATATACATCCTGGCAGACTATTAATGAATTTAAGAGGTCAGGATAAATGGATAAAGTAATATGGATATAAAAAGTTTTTCAACTTTTCTAAAAGGCAGGATGAATAAGTCGGTGGATGAAAGAATAATTCCACAGGGTGAATATATTGATGCTTTAAATGTAAGGGTAGGCGCAACTGAGACTACAGAAGTTGGAGCTTTAGAAAATTCCAAAGGTAATGATATATTAACAGGTCTTCGTTTTAGAGGAGTAGTCTTGTCGCCTCAAGCAAGATGTATCGGAGCGTTAGAAGATGGGATGAATGAAACTATTTATTGGTTTGTTCACGACCCTAATAACCCTCAAGCTCCTAACCCGCCAAGCAGCGCGGATTTAATTGTTTCTTACAACACCACTACCGAGGTTACCAGATATCATGTAGAGAGTACCAGTATTTTAAATTTTAATCCTCAGTATTTAATTACAGGAGTAAATTTAATTGAAGATTTGTTGTTTTGGACAGACGACTATAATCCTCCTCGTAAAATCAATATAAATTTTGACTATCTAAGTGTAGATTCAGGCGGTGTAGATCAAATTGAAGAAGAAGATATAAGCGTGATAGTAAAACCTCCAGGGTTTCAAGACGCAGCTTTAGTAGCTGTTCCTGATGCGGAAACACTAACATCTCCTAATGTTCGTTTATTGCAACTAACAAACCAAGAAAACTATATGGAAGATAAGTTTATTTCTTTTGCGTATAGATATAGGTATTTAAACTCTGAATATAGTGCTACTTCGTTATTCACATTACCCGCTTTTCAGCCAGGAAGATTTATTTTTAGTTATGAGAATTACTACAACGAATCTATGCAAAATAGATTTAACGGAGCTGAAGTAACTTTTAATACAGGCTCAAAAAGAGTGATAGAAGTAGATGTGTTATATAAGTTTTCTAACAGCACTACAATATTTAAAATAGACACTTATAACAAGCAGCAATCAGGATGGGGTAATAATCAGGACAGAACTATAGAGTTCTCTAATAGTAAAATATATACAGTTTTAGGTAGTGATGAAATTCTAAGATTATATGACAATGTACCTCGTGTAGCTAAAGCTCAAACCATAATGGCTAATCGCTTAGTATATGGAAATTATATAGACGGCTATAATATTTCTGTAGGATCAGCGGAAGGCGCAAAAATAACACCCAACTATACTGTCTCGGTTTTAGCTGATCAAGTGGGCGTATTCTATATACCTTATCCTACTTTATCCAGTCAATTATACGGTATAAATCCGTCAAACCCCACTACTGTCCTACAAGCCTCAGCTTTAATTGATTTAGACAGCGTTAAAGATGAACTGAAAAACGGAGCGCAACTCGTTATTAACTTATCCCTAACCTCAGACACAACCCAAGCTCGAGCTCAAGAAAATAGTACGTTGGTATATACAACATGTACAGCCACCGCAACACCAGCCCCAGCTTGTAATTCGTGGACCTCTACAATTAATAGTGGAACTATTGAGGTGGAGTGTTTTGTGGATTTAACTACAGACTATACAGGAGGCTCAGCGGTATATGATTTTTTATTATCAGATGATTTTCAAAACGCTATAGGCACAGTCGAGACGGTTAATTTCCAGCCCATGGCAACAGCTTCTGCAGGATATTCTTTGACAGATAGTTTTAACACTAATGTCTTAACTCAAGGTGCTTTTACCAAGACTATTAGTTCTATAAGCAGTGCTACTAACCAAGAAGGCTTTGGTTTAGACGTAACAGGCCCAGCCGATACTACTTTCACATTAACGTCTTTGGCGATGGAATCTCAATATGATGATGGGACTTACACGGTAAGCGATTATGAGTATTTTACTATAACAGACGTAAATGTAGTTCTTTATACCGATGCTGACCAAGGCAGTTTGCATAGTAATCGTGATTATGAAGTAGGGCTGGTGTATATGGATGAGTATGCCAGAGCATCCACTGTATTAGTATCCCCTAATAATACTAAATTTGTTCCTCCATCTAATAGTATATTAAGAAATAGATTGCAGGTTCTTTTAGAAAGCACACCCCCTTACTGGGCTACACGATGGAAATATGTAGTTAAACCAAGTGCTGATAATTATGAAACTATATATACTAACTTTTTTGTTCAAGCTATAGATGGGACATATTGGTGTAAATTAGAAGGAGATAATGCTGATAAGGTAAAAACAGGAGATTTGCTTTTGGTAAAAAGAGACGTATTTGGGCCAATTCCTGATGAAGTACAAGTAGAGGTATTACAGGCTCAAGCTCAGGCTGAAGATTTTGCTCAAGATGGTGCGATCCCTGATAGTCAGCCACCAGGTTTTTACATGAATATAAAGGCTTTAAGTTTTTCTCTCGTAGATTCAACTACTCCTACGATATGGAATTATTATAAAAAAGATGAAAACCAAAAAACAAAAAGATGTTATAGTGTCGCTAAAATCCCTTTATATTATGATGATGAATTTACACAAGGTGGGTCTACAGGGGTTAAAACCAATATAGCTATTCCTGCTGGAACATCTATTACTCTAACATATCATGCCTGGAGAAATGAAGGAGGAGGTAATGTAGAAGCAATTAACTACCATTATGAAGGAACTTTTACTTCCCCTCAAGATTTTGATAATCTCCATGACTGGTGGGGTGCTGCAAATCCTGATTTAAATATAGGATTAAATACAGGTGAGGGACTTTATTATGTAACCTACCGCCCTGCGTTAGGAAATGTATCTATGGCGACAACGATGGCTGACTCATCTTGTCCCCCCAACTGGAATGACTATGTTCCTCCTTGTATAGACGGGAATGGTAACGGCTGTCCTGGAGGGTGGTGGGGAAGTTTTCAATTTGCTTCAGATGACCCTGCTGATCCAGATGCCCCTATCTATTTAGCCTGGAGAGTGGGTATAAGAAAAGGAAGCGGACATAACGGATGGTCCACACTTACAATAAGCATTATACAAGGCGGTAGTTTAGTAGTTTTTGAAAGTGATCCAACAACAGCAAATGCTGAATTATTTTACGACTCTCCTAAAAGTTATCCAATTATCGGAGGATACCATTCTGTGGGAAGTGTAGTGGCTCAAAGTACAAACACTATACCTATTACTGTAAACCAACTGAATGATTCGACAGCTCAATTTACAGCATCCGTAACAGTAGGAGATTTTATTTATAACACCACTGCAAGTCCAGTTACAACAGCTACTGTTGTAACAATTAACTCTGCAACAAGCTTAACACTGAATGCAAATATTTTTCCAGTAATTGACCAAGACTACAGTATAGTTCATAACAGTGAAAATGATCAAAACCAAACTCCTACGCAAGCATCTATTATAAACATCCCATTCATAAATTGTTATTCATTTGGTAATGGAGTAGAGAGTTTTAAAATTTTGGATAAAATTGAGGGGATGCCTATGAATTTAGGAGAAAGGGTTTTAGCTGTTTCTAATAGTGAATTTAAAGAAGCTGATAGGTTTGCAGGATTAACCTATAGCGGAATATTTAGCGGCCCATCAAATTTTAATAACCTTAATGAATTTAATTTAGGGTTAGTAAACTTTAAAGACTTAGAGACTTATTTTGGGGAAATTCAAGTATTACACGCCAGAAGAACAGATATACTGGTTTTACAAGAAGACAGAATATCTTATGTGTTGACAGGAAAAAATATATTAACTGATGCTATTGGAGGAGGAACTGTTACTTCTGTGCCTGAAGTTTTAGGCGAGCAGCGTGCCAGAATTGAGGAATACGGAAATAGTTTTAATCCCGAAAGCTTTGCTGCGTGGGGGTCAGAAATGTTCTTTACAGATACTAAGAGGGGAACGGTATTGAGGCTTAGAGGAAGCTCAGTGGAAAATGATCAACTAACTGTTATATCAGACCAAGGAATGCGTTCATGGTTTAGGGATGAGTTTTATTTAGCATTAAACACACAAAAATTAGGAGGATATGACCCTTATATGGATGAATATATTTTAGCTACTAATGATGTGTCTGTTCCTTTTCCAACACCACCTATTCCATGTGGAACTCTTATAGAAGACCTTACATGTTCACAGACTATCCTTTTTGATGTAGATGTGGGGAGTGTAATTGGAAATGTTGTAATCACCCTGACTGTAGGAAGCGGGGGATGTACTTTTACTGCCGTATGGAACGGAGTTACTTATAATACTACCCCCACTCCTGTGACGACACCTGGTACTTATACTATTACTATTCCTAAAACCTCAGCAGCACCTAATCTGGTGAGCTGTTCATTAGTGCCTATCGGAGTGTGTGATTTTACAGTTTTAGTAGAGTGTCCAGTAGAGCTTGAGATAACAGTAATAAAAGTGGTATTAAACGCCCCAGATGATCTTGGAAAAACAATACATGCAGAATATTTTTGGGATAACGGAGTTCAAATTAGCCCACCATCAAGCGACTCGGTGGTTATGAATGATGATCCTACAATTGCTTGCGCATGGATAGCTCAAACAGGGATTAGGTCACAAGGAGTATTTCCTTATAATGGTGTAAACTTATCTATTCAGACAAACAAAATAGGAAGTGATAATTTTGATTTTAACTTAGCTCAAGATGCGATAAAATGGCTTTCTACTAATACCTTATACGCTAACACTCAGGCAAATATCGCCTCTTTATTAGGTCAGGCTTTAAATTCGGTTACTGTTACTAATGTTGCAGGAAATATTTTTAGAGGAGTACAGGCGAGTGCTACAATACCAGATGCTAATGAGTATTTATATTTAATATATGACTTAAGAACTGTAGCATCTCAATATTTATGTTATGATGCAACGTCCTCTCAGGCAGCTTGTTGTGATTGCGTTGTGCCGTGTAAAGGAGTTGCTGCGTCTTTAATAGCAAGCTCTCCTACGACAGCTTGTAATCAGTTAATAGATCAAACATATTATTATTCAGGTCAAGCAGCGCTTCCAGTTGTAGGGGATTTAATTTATACAAGTCTTCTTTGTGCTCAAGGAAGTCCTCCTTTTACACTTCAAACAGGGTTTTATAAATTTAATACCAACCAAGTTATGGAAGTAAACGTTAACGGGGTTATAATACTAATAAATAATTGTTAATTTAGCAAAATATGGCAACATACGGACAATATTATTATGATGGGTTAGATTTTGTTTCTTGCACCAGTGTATATACTGACGCGGCTTTAACTATAGTTGCGCCTGATGGCTGGTATTCTCAAGGAGGAATATTTAGGCAGATGCTTAACGGAATTTTATTAGCCGCAAGTCCATGCCCTTCATGTACAGAGCCTTGTGGTGATCCTGTAAGTGCAAATGGCAACTTTGGTGTTTACCGCGCAACTTTTGATTTTGGAACTTCAACAGGTGCGGCTATTATCAATTTTAATGTAGGAGGGAGTGCTCTTAATGACAACCCTATACCCGACAAATTAACCTGGACTTTTGATGGCACAGCAGCTTCGGAATACTCTTCTGTATTAGGAGGATATTTAAGTGGATATATTGGGGCAGCTGATCAAGACGGCAGTGGGTATGCGTGTAGCTGTTGTAGTGACTGTCACGTAGGGGTCTACGGGTCTAACGGGATAACCACAGCCAATGGAAGTAATGGTGTATCTCAGGCAAGTGTACCAATATTTGAATATATATCGGGGACATTTCAGCAAGCGATGGGACAAACAGCCAGTATAGCTGCCTGGAGCGGAAATAACTCCCCAGATCAGTCATTAAACACTTGTAGTGCTAATGGTGTTGCTACAACTCCATATAGAGTTTATAACGCCACTATGGTTGTACCTGTTCCTGTATCAGCCTCTGCCACTACTGTAGATATAGAAGTCTCTGCGCCTTGTACAGGTACGTTTTTTGCATTTACAGTAAATTGCCCAGCCCTTTTAATAGGGTTTCCGTCTACTATTCTTCAGGCCAGTGAAGTCTTATCATGTGCTGCGACTAAAACTACTACTATTTATCACGCAGGGGTCAATACTTTAGGCAATGCTGTAAGGCCTGTGCCTCAGGGAGGGCCGATTGCAGCAACACCTGCGACAGAGATGGGTATTCATGACTGGGTGTTTACTGATGCTTATGGAGAGAATCAATTGGCGGCAGGATGGTATGGTATTACAAATACTATAGTGGGAGTTTTAACTTCTCAAGCTATAGAGGTTTCGTTAGACGGAATTATTACTACCATTAATACTTGTGCGACTTGTGGGAACTCGATTTATATTTCAGCGATGCAAGTAGCTTGTAATACTTTTTGTGATGGAGCAAATAGAACCATTCCAACCGTAAAACAAACAACTGATTGTAAGGCTTATGCAGGTATTGCCCCAGCAGATGTACTATTAGGAGCGGCAATAGCTACAGGCTGGTACGCTTATGCAGCCACAAGCACAGACACCGCTACAGGTCCGTTTAGATTGATGCAAATAGGAGCGGGTAATGAAATATTAAGCGTACAGGAATGTAGTGGCGTAAATTGTGTACCGCTTTAAAAATAAAATATTATGGCAGAATATACTTTATCATATAACTCATTAAACAAAGGATGGCCTTCATTCTATAGTTATAAACCTGATTTTATAATTGGAATGAATAGTTATTTATATACTTTTGATGGGGGTAACTTATACCGACATAACACACATGTTTCAAGAAATAACTATTATGGATCTCCTTATTCCAGCACAGTAACAGGAGTATTAAATGATAGGCCTTTAGAAATTAAGCTTTTCAAAACCATGTCTTATGAATCTAATACCACCAGCACGGATAGCAGGCAAGCCCGATGGGAGGCAACTTCTTTAGCGACAGATTTAAGTGGAGGCTCAATGTTAAGCTCTTATTTTGAACAAAAAGAAGGAGAATGGTTTTCATATGTTAGAAATAACGAGAACTTGGTTAATTTTCAATTAAGATCAGCTCATGGTATAGGGGTATGTACAGTGGTTACTAACCCTTCAACCGCTGCTTGTGTTATAGAATTTAGTCAACCTCCAGGATATATTATCAGTATAGGAGACGAGACTTATGCAACAACAACTTCTATCCCTCCAGCTGTTTCTCCAGCTCCATCAGCAATCGGTCCGATAAGAGATGTTAATAATACTACTGTTCCTTACAGTATAACAATAGATCAGAGTGGCATTCCAACACCACCAGTACCTGTCGTAGGTGAGTTAATTATGTATTACAAAAACCCTGTAGCAGAAAGTGCAGGAGCAAGAGGATATTATATGGAATTTAAACTTACTAACTCATCAACTTCACCTGTGGAATTGTTTTCTGTTTCAGGAAGTGTGATGAAAAGTTTTCCATAGTTTTTTGTATCTTTGTCCATATTAAATTAAATGGGCAAGCAAGAGAGTCTAATTGCTAAAAAAGTTTTAGGGGAAATAGCAAATAAGAGAGGTGTAATGTGGGATAAAATTTCACATTTCAAACAAGAGTTAAATAAAATTGAAGGAGTATTAACTCACAAGGCAGGTGAAGCTCAAAGTGAGGGGTTGAAAAAAGCCGCCCCTTTGAAACATAATTTTGAAGGAGGGCTATATACCAGAGCAATGTTTATGCCAAAAGGGTCTATAATAGTAAGTATGATACATAAGCAACAACATCCTTCTTTTTTATTAAAAGGAGAAGTATCATATCTTACTGATGAAGGAGAGGTGAAAAGAATAAAAGCTCCACATACGGTGTTCACTCAAGAAGGAACTCAAAGAGTTTTTTATGTGCATCAAGAAAGTATATGGACATGTGTATACAAAACAGACGCTACTACAGTAGAGGGTGCAGAGTTAGACATATATGCGGATGAATATGTGGAATTACCACAAGAATTAATAAATAAAACTAAAAAATTATGGCAGGAACAGCCGCAATAGTATTAGCTGCAGTAGCAGCAGTAATGGCTTTAACAGGGGCGGGAATGTCTTTTTCTCAAGCTTCTAAACAAAGAAAAGCAGCCCAAAAAGCTGAAAGAAAATCTGAAATGATGATGAGGGAAGCTAAAAAAAGACTTACAATGAATATGTATGAAGGGTTAAATGTCCCTTTAGATGCTTATGAAAAACAAAGAGAAATGAGTGTCTTAGGATCTCAAACAGCTATGCAGGCTCTTCAAGAAGGAGACCCAAGAAATCTGGCGGCAGGTGTAGGGGCAGTAGGCCAAGTTGCTTCAGCGGCTGATGAAAAAATGAGGATAGGATTAGCGGCAGACTTATATGAAAACAGAGAAATGAAGGCAGATAAAAGGGCGGATATAAATGAGCAGTTAGTTAATATGAACTTAGGTCAAGCAAAACAATTTAAGCAGGAAGCTCAAGATGCTACAGAGTCGGCTAATGCAGCAGTGATAGCTGGGGTTCAAGGTATAGGTGAAGCAGCTGCTGTTGGCGCACAAGCAACACCATTGTTTGGTAAAGGTAAGGACGCTAAGCAAATAAAAGATATAGCTGCAAGTCTTAAAACTCAAGATAGATTTAAAAATATGGATGAAAGTCAAATTCAAAGCATAATAAGGGGTGGAGCTTCAAGAGATCAGATTCGCGGCTATACGGAAGATCCTTCCTCTATTCCTGATTGGATGAGAGAGTTATTTCCAGGTATAGAATGGGGGTCTACTGCACCTGACGATAATTCAAGATTTAGCACAGAATAAATATGGCAAGAACAGTATCAGATTTTGATTTAACTCCACAGAGAGGAGAAAACGCCCAAATAAATTGGGGAGAGGTAGCTACAGATTTTAGCTCAAAAATACGAGCCGAAATTGATAAAAGGGAAGCTCGTAAAAAAGCTATAGCTGATGATTATGCAAAACAAGTAGAGACGTTATCTGACGTGCCTGAATCAGACGACATTACTATACAGGCTCAATTAGTGCAGGCCTCTCAGGCTTCTATGCGTGAATTATCGGACAGATATGATTTAGTAAAAGCAGGACTCCTTAGTCCTGAAGATTTTTCTTTATTTCAAACAAATCAAAAAGCAGACTATAAAACAGCTTCTATATTTATGAAAGGCATGGGTAAATGGGCAATAGATACCAAATCAAAAATAGAGAATCTAACTGCCACAAAGCAAGATATATTTATGTATGATTTTTTAACAAAATATGCAGGATTAAGCGGCGTTGAGATAACTACAGGTAAAAATGGAAGGATAGTTTATAAAACCAAAAAAAATCTAATGACAACGGAAGAGGCTAAAAAGCTATTAGCTGAACAGCAATCAACCGACACTAATACAGTTGATCCAAGCTCTATTTCTGATGAGGATGCTCAAGCTTTTGTAGACGCTAATCCATATTATGGAGATGAGTTTGAAACAGGCAGGGATGATACTATAGGGGTGCAAGATTTATACCAACTATTTCTCTATAGAGGTGATCCAGGGGTAGTGGTAGATACCACAGGAGCTGTTAATGATCAGGTAAAAGTTCTGGGATCTTACATAAGGAGTTATTTTAATGATGTCACAGGAGTAACCACTACTATTAATGACTTTAAAAATGCTCCAGGTATTGATGATAAAGAAGCAGGAGGTGCTTACAGGGAGTCATTAAAGATTCTACAAGACAAGCTGGCTACATCACAAGGTCAAATCGTACAGGTTTTAACTACTTTAGGGGGTTATCAAATAGCTTTAAACGCTGGAGATGCCAGAAGAAAGTATGGAGATGATGTAGAGTTAAGTAAAATAATTTATATGAATTATGATAATGGCGTGGTAACTTATACTAATATGGAGGGGAAAAAAGCGGAAGCCGATAAGGTTCTTGATAGAGAGTTTAGTACACAATTAGACAGTTCAATAGAAAAATCAGCTCCTAACACTCCTTACTTAGCCTACATTAAAGGAGAAGAAAAGAAAGCAGAAAAATTAACTTCTTATATAGGCGCTGTAGAAAAAATGCTTACAACTTCTAATACAGAAGTGTTTAATGCTCAAGCTCGTTTATTAATTCAAAGAGTAAACGCTGGAGGTACATTAGGAGATAATAAATTAAACAGAATTATTCGTGAAGGAGACACCTATGTATTAGAGTTTATGAGTGCTGATGGTGAGTTTTATAGGGAAACCCCTATAGCCTTTGTTCAAGGAGACAACACCAAGGAGATGCATGAACGTTTATTCGCGCTTATAACCCCTGATGCTGATCTAAACTTTGATGCATATTCAGGAGCTCTAACAGATTATGGTGAGCTTGCTAATATAGACATAGATTATGAAAGAGCAAGAGTACGCCCAACTGTTATTAGCTTTAATGAAGCTATAATGCCAGGGGAAGGCAGTAGCTTCGTCAGCACTATAGATTTCTTGAAAAACAAGTATGACAACAGCATTACAAGTGGTGAGATGGAAGGCTTACCTGGAACAATTTCTTCAATATTCCAGTCCCTGCTTATGGGTACAAGGTTAGAAAACAAGATAAGCGTTGAGTTTAAAAAGACAGGTGGGGGAGATGAAGACGGAGTGATAGTTAAAATTGGAGGTGTAGATTATACTGATGCCTTTAACTGGACAACCGATGGTGGTATGGAAGGTTTATTAGGAGGTATAAATCTTAAAAAACTTAATTCAGCAATTCATAAGATTTACAAACAAGCTGTTTCAGGAGGAGATGTTAGTGTAGATGATGCCAAGGGAGAGTTAGATACTTAATCTATGGAAAAAAATATAACTAAATTATATAGCGTTTTAAAAAGAGACGGTTTTTATACTAAATCTTTAAAGGAGTTTATAAAACAATTTGAAGACCCTTCTTATCAAGATAAAGTCTTTAATGTTGTAACTCGATCGCGACTATTTACTAAAAGCAAAGAAGAGTTTTTAAACACTTATAGCGTAAAAAAAAAAGACACTACGGAATTACCTTCGGAAACTGGTTCTTCGGAATCATCCGAAACACCTGAAACATTTGAAGTTGAGGGCCAAGAAATTTCTCGAGATCAGTTTATAGCAGAAGAAGATAAAAACCAAAAAATACCAGGGATAAACCTTGACCCTTTTCATAGACCTAATCAATATAGTGGATCTACTCGCCAAATCAATGTAGCTTACGAACCCAGAGAGAGTGGGAATTTAGAAACCATTTCAGTACCTAAAGGTGCATCAAAGTTTGAAGAAGCTTTAGCCACCATAAACGCCTACCAAATAGATGTAGAAGAATCAGAAGCAGAAGCTCGTTTAAACTATTTGTTTAATGACTTTGGATTTACTTTTGAGCAAGGAGGAGGTGGTATACTTCAAGGGTTTGATTCTATTACAGTTACTGCGCCTAATGGTAAATCAAAAGCTTTTAATCTTGATCCAGTAATGGGTGATATATTTTCAGGAGAAACCAGTGTTGCAAACGCAATGAGACAATGGATGAGAGCGAATCAAACGGAATCATCTCGAGAAAAAAACATTATTCTTTCTAATGACGAGCAGTATAGAATTTTTTATTCTATGCAAGGTGTGCAGGAGGCTGTAAACTCTTTACAAAAAGATGAAAATAAATTTAAAGAAAGACAAGCAGATTTTCTCACTCAGCGCAATGAATGGATGCAGAAACAAGAGTTTTATAATGCCGTAGACCCAAACAGCTACCAAGCTCTGGAATTTAAAGATGAATATTTAGCACATAAAGAACAAGGAAAGCAAATAGATGCTCTTAAAGATAATCTTATTCTTGATATTCAACAGTTTAAGCAATATAGCGATGTCATTCTTACGCAAGCAGGAAAATATGTAGACTATAAAAGTAAAAAATCAGGTGGTTGGGAATTTTATCCAAAACAAATCTGGAACGCCATGATGAATACAGTGGGAGGAATGGTATCCACAGTAGCAGGGTTGGCTATAGATGTTGCCGCAGAAGGTATTGAGATTTTAGGCTTCGGGGCATTCCCAGGCGTGGGAGATGTTCAGGAATTTTTAGGGTTTGATAACACCATGGGTCAAAGTCAAGAGGATTTTCAGCAAGACTATTTAAATGTGTTAGAAAATAACAGGCCCGAAATATACCAAAACATAATTGCTAAATATCCAGGGATAAGGGATGGTAAGATAGAAGACTTTAGTCAAGTAAGAGAATTTACAAAAAAACTAATGGGAACAGTGTCCAGGATAAAAAACCAAGGGAAATATGAGGAGGGAGAAGCTTTATTAGGAAAGGACATTAGCGGAATTACAGAGGAAGAAGAGATTGCAGAATTAGCTCGAGACCAACACATAAAAAGAATTAAAGATATAGTTAAAGGAAGACCTGCATCAGCTAAAGATAAAGATGGGAATCTAATTGGATATGAAGCAAAAAATTGGACAGGACTACGAAATATATTTACAGATTATTTAGGATTTAGCGATGTAGCTGAAGAGGCAGATATGGCGGTGAGAAGCAGAGGTGGAGCTGCGGCATTTTTATGGAAAGGTTTATTAGGAGGCATGGAAAGCCTACCTGCATTAGTAGCATTTGGAAGAAAGGGTGTAATGAAAAGTCCTAAGAAAACTCACAACGCTTTGCAGAAAATGGCGGCTAATACAAAAGCATATTTACTTTCTCCTCACGGTATGCAAAGATCTTTGCAAATGTCAGGATTTATTACCGATGGTATAAATAAAGAAATTGAAAACAATCCAGCATTTGCCTACGTCTCAGAACAACAAAAGAAAAACATCTTACTACCTGTTGCAGTAACCAGTTCAATTTTAGAGGTAGCAGGTTTTAGGAATTTAGAAACAGGAACAAACTTTACAGGAGCTGCTTTAAAAATGGCTTTAGGGCAAACCACAAGAAGGACAACTGCTAAAGAATTTAGTAAAATTGTAAGTGATGTAGTAACTAATCCTTGGAAAAAAGGAGCGCTAAGAATTTTATCGGCAGGAACTGCTGAGTTTGAAACAGGATTATTACAACAGCTAAGTGAATTTGAAATAAAAAGACTTTATGATTTAGTAAACAACAATGAATTTAATACTCCTGCCATGTGGAGCAAAGAGTATGGAGGAAAAGTATTAGAAGCAGGATTGTTAGAAGCTATTGGAGGTGCAGCTTTAGGTTCAGTGGCGGCAATGCATGAGGCGGCTACCAGTGACAACTTACAGAGCATTAGCAATGATATGTTTGAATTATTTAATAGTGTAGTGGATGATAAGAATTTTAAAACCATCTATGTTGCTGACTTAAAACAACAGGTTATTACCGAAGAACTAACGCAAGAAGAGGCCGATGTATTACTCTATCAGTTTAATCAATTAGCAGGGATTAAAGGTCAAATACCTTCCGATATGAACGCGGATAATAAGAAAAAAGCAATAGCACTACTTTTAAGAAAACAGGAGTTACAAAACCAAGTAGAAGGAAAAGATGAATCTTTAACTCGTAAGAAAAGAGATGAAATAAAAGCTATTGATAATGAAATGGCTATACTTTCTCAAGAGAGTGTTAAAGATATAGAGGATCTTCAGAAGGGAAGAAAAGGAATAAAAGTAGAGGTTACTGAAGAAGATGCAATAGAAGAACTTAAGCAAGAAGGGGTGGAAAATCCATCTCCAAAACAAATAAAAGAAAAACAAGATGCCATTTATAAGCGAAGCACAGAGACGCTGGATGCACAAGAATCTACCGAAGATAGCGGCCAGGTGGGAGAAGGCGTATCCCAGCAAGAACCTTCCCAAGAGGGCGAGACCGAAGTCGAGACTGAAGACGGGGCGAAGACCCAGGAGGAAGTAGATTTAGATAGAGAAGCGCAAGAAGACGCAGATTTAGAACAAGTTCTGGGTGACACTAATCAAACAGAAGAAGAGGTTGGTGATAATCTATTCAGAAACACTAAAGGAAAAACTATAGACGATACTCAGAATCGTAAAGAAAAAAACACTATATATAGACGAGCTAAAAGAGGAGCTAAGTTTATAAGAAAACTTCTCCCTGGAGTGTCTATCACTTTATATGACGATAACGATGTATATAACAAAGCGGCTGGTAAGGAAAAAGGATTTAGTGAGCCAGGTACATATGATCCAGGGTCTCGTAAAATAATGATTAACGTATCAGTGGCAGCTAAACTGGGAAGAACAGGTGTGATAGCTCATGAAATAGGTCACGCTGTTCTTGTAGAAACCTTAAAAAAAGCTGGGGCTAACGCAGTGATGGCAAGGAAAGTTACTCGTAGATTAATAGAGGCAGTATATAAATCAGGAAACCTTTCTAAAGCAGATAAAGCAAAGATAGAGGCATTTATAGCTGCTGGTAAATACGAAGAAAATATAAGAGATGAAGAGCGTTTTGCAGAGGTGGTTAAAATAATAGCCACACACTTTAACAACTTTAGTCCAGCCAATAAAACCAAAATCAGAAGATTATTAGATAAATTAATAGATGCTCTTCCCAACAAAGTTAAAGCCGCTTTAAACAGGTTAGGTTTTGATGTTATGACCGCTACAGATAATGAGATAATTCAATTCTTACAAACTATAGGAACAAAAATAGGAGCAGGAGTAGAGGCAGAAGCAAAAGACGTAAAGGTTTTAAAGAAAATAGTAAAAGAAGAAAAAGCTGACACTAAGCCTAAAACAAAGCCTAAAAAACCGAAGAGTGAAGTAAAAGAAAAAGAAAAGGCTGACACTAAGCCTAAAACAAAGCCTAAAAAACGGAAGAGGATGGAGATTAGTTTTCCATTCTTGGCTATTCAAGATTTGGAAAAAGGAATAGCTCTGATAAAACAAAGGTTAGCTTGGGAGGTTAAACAAAAAAATTATACCTTCTTGGATGGAACTGGGTACAAGAACGAAGCAGAGTTAAGGGAATATGCCCGAGAGCTTATTCGTGAATACAAAGCTGCAATAGCTGACATAAAAAAAGGTAAAATTCCTAATGAACCACGAGTATGGGGGGATAAAATTGGCTGGAGTAGAAGATCTAACAAGGTGTATAACGAGTATTTAGCTAAATGGGAGGCTAAACAACTGGCTAACGAGCAAGTTAAAAACAAGCAAGCTAAAAAAAGTTTAGCAAGAAGAAGGCTGGAGTTAGGGGAGGAGTATCAAATGAGAGGAGACTATATAAACAATCTAAACTTTGACTTACAGCAATTAGAAAAAAAGGCGGCTGAAGTAAACTTATTGGTAAGGCCTACTTATAATGAAGTCACAGGTCAGCTAAATGGATACCGTTTTACAACTCTGGATGGAGCACACATTAACCCGATGGAAGTAGAGCAGGAGTGGAATAGAAGATCAAATAGAATCGCAGACGGAGCAGACGGAGAGAATTTAATTAAGGCAGGAAACAATATACTTGAAATAGTGAAGATAGCTATTGATAATGGTTTTACCAACGACACTATAAAAAGATATTTAAAAAGAAAAAATTATAGTACAACAGAAATTAATGAAGCTCTTAAAATAACTACACAAGGAATATTTGAAACCCTTCCTAAGAGTTTTGCTAATCTTCCAGGAGGGATAAAGACTGGGCTAACATTAATGATGAAGATTAGTAGTAAATATATTCAGATCACTGACACTAACAGGAAGAATAAAAATTACAATGAGAAGTTAGAAAAGAAAGCGGCTAAAGGAAAGGCAGAATCGACATGGTATCTTAAGTTAAGAGAAGTGAAAGATGACACTCAAATAATGAATGAAGTGGTGGAGTATGCAAGAACCCTGCCAGAGTATAAAAGCGCAGGGAATAATACTTCCTTAGCTCTTCTTGTTGAGCGTGATGTAATGCTGGCCTTAAACCCAACTCCTAATAACTATAGTGCGCCTCAAGTCAGAGCGTTAACTCAAATTCTCAAAGGTAAAGCGTTTGCTCAATTAGAAATAAGACAAGCGCAAAAGTTTTTAAGAAACTTTATGAGATCGGTTTTGCCTCGAGATTTATACGGGAAAGGAGAAGTAATAAGCTTAATAGATAAAGTTAATGCTATTAAAACCAAAGAAGAACTTCCTGCCGTAGTAAAAGAAGTGTTAGACGTGGTAACCAAAAAAGCTAATAAAAGCTATATGGCTTCCATCTTTAATATTCTTAACAGAAAGACAAGAAAAATTGAATCAGGAAGATATAAAGGAAAGATAATAAGTGAAAACATAAGGCAAAGAATTAAAGATATTAATGCAATGATAGCTGATCCAGAGTCTGGATTCAAAGCTATCAAAAAAAGAATAAATGAGC